AGTAACATTTAATGTCACAATATGAGGCTGAGCATTTAATGAAATATCTGATTCTAATATTCCCCTAACATTTAAAGTGTTCAGATCCCCACTAAAATAATCAGCGATATTGAATTCTGTAGTGTCCCTTTTATTAGAAGAGGAAATCTTATAGTTGACTAATTTCCCAGTATTTAATTCTGATAGAGTTTGAACCCCAGTATCTTGAGATATGTAATGATCATTACTCTCGTTCAAGCCTGTGGCAAACACCCATCCTGTATAAGAGGTATTAAAATATAAAATATTATCTCCAGTCCCAGTATACAAGCCATACTCAGAATATAATTCGGTCTCTTCAGCCCCTGCATAACCGCTAGTATAACCTGAAAACTCATAAGCCCCTGTGTAAATATTAAAATCTGTCTCAAAGCTTGTCGTCACAGAGAAACTCTCGGCTCTAGACCGTTTCGTCCCCGCTTTATCATTTAAATCTTCAATTGAATCTTCCCCCGTAGGGTTATAGACAGTTAAGATCCCAGTCATTGAAGAAGAGCTGTAAGGACCACTGAGTCTCAAAAACTCATTATCGACATCGACATCCAATACCTTTCCGAAGTTAGACTTCTCATTCTTTAAGTCATCATCAATAATAATTAAATCGCCGGGTTGACATAGCAAAGCTTCTAATCCAGAACTAAATACTACTCTTTGGTTTTCTTTAATCGTCCTGTATATAAGGTGTTGAGCTATTCTCCTAGCCATAGCTCTAGAAGTGACACCCAAACCATTAATCCTATTCTTAAATACGCCCCGGCTGCGTATATCCTCTTCATCCTCCACAGTTTCTACTTTAGGAGTAAAGTTTTCAAACCTATCTAGATAAGAAACTTCAACAGTGTTGAATTGTTGATCCCTCCTAAGAGTAGAGTAGTTAAAGATCCCATCTTTTACATTATTATTATTAAAAGTTGCGATTGGGGATTTAACCCTTTCATCTGAGAATGAAACTTCAGAAGACCTAAAAAATGTTTGGCCCCTAAATAATTTAGATATTAACTGTATGGAATCAAATATTTTTTCATCACTTTTAAATACTATGTTGCAGGAGTATCGAGGTTCTAGCCCCCCTCTCCCATCTGGAACGCCTTCAAAAATGCCATTCGAATCAACAGCATCACAAAATCTTCCGACTTTATAAAGCTCCCACTTATTGATGTCTGAAACTTCTACGTATTGACCTAATCCATATCTAGAGTTCGTTAATAGATCATACAAGATCCAAGCGGGGTTATCTGTCCAACCCATTTTAAATGACCCATCCCAATCCCCTTGATAAATCCTTTTATAATCATCATCAGAACTTGTGAATTCATCAACTCTATTATAATACCTCTTATCTTTTTTGAGACCAGTAGTTTCTGTGGGGTAATAATTTTTAGGTATTTTTACTAATTTTAATCTGGCATCAAAAGTTCTATTAGGGACAGAAGAGAAGCTCTTAGAATCTACTTTTGTCCCTATAATAGCTGAAAAAGGGTAAGTTAGATTTACAGGTATAATTTCTGTGACTTTATAAAAAGTTAATTCTTTGGAAATTAGAACTGAAAAAGTCTCAGTAGAAAGTTTAGACACTTTCACATACCTTTTTTCAACAGAGGAATTTACATTATTAGCAGAAGCGCTGTAAACACTAGGGAGTGTAAAAGGCTGAGAAAGATCCGCTATATTTGCGCCATCATCTAAATCCCTAACATGCTTATATTGTTCTGGAGCAGCTAAAGAATCTGGGTTACCTATATCTAGCAGTGTAGAACCTTCAATAAGAGCTGCTATCCTGTAAGTCTTAGTATTACTAGGTCTAAGAGACCCATCTCCCAAAACTTTACCAACTTCGATTTCCACATTAAGTATAGCAGGTAGTTTATCTCCCAACTTGAAATCTTCATCGTCCTTCCCATACTGCTTCTCTACAGTATCAAACAAAGAGTCGATTTTCAGAGTGACAAATATTTCTGACACGTTAGGATTTTGAATTATATAAGTAACAGGGGAAGTTTTTTCTTCTGTAACAAACTGTTCGTTTTTAGAGTTCCAAGATGAGAAATCTTTATTAAACTGATTGCTTGTCCCGGCACGAACCGTATCGTTACTCCCTTCATCGATAGGTAATCCTTTAGCATTTAGAGATATAACACGTTGAGAGTCGCTAGGCGCGGAGGCTTGCTGCCAAGGGCCATCGTAACGACTATTCTCCATTTTAAAATTATCTTTATCCTGACTTGTATTCCTAGCTAACCTTTGAACTTGACCTGAGGATTTAAATGGGCCATATACATTTTTCTCTACAGATTTGTCTATATGGACTTTATTAAAAAACTGAAATGGGTTTTGAAATTCTTTCCCGTTCCGGCTTTCTATAAGAACATTGTTATAATTATATTTAGATAAATCCGGAATATCGCTTTGGGAAAGAGATAATTTTGTGATGGTTTTTAATTCTTTTATAATCTCATGGATTCGGAAGTGAAATGTAGTGTTACCCATGATTTCTCCTGCGACATCAGAAAAAGATTCTGGAGCTTCAATAAAAATAAATATACCTCCCAAAAGATTTGAACCGACTTGCACATTACCGCTAGAATCGCATATTGGCATTAGCAAATTTTTAATTTCTGAACCTTGAGAAAGATTAACTTTAATCTCATCGCCATTTACAACTTTAGTGAAATCAAAACTGACTGATTTAGGCTCTGTAAATTTAACAGAAGTTTGACCTGAAAGTAAATCCCTATCAGGGTAATACATCAAACAATATCCCCGCCCATCGAAACACTCTTCTTGTAGTTGTTTAGCCGTCTTCTTTTGCCACTCAGGACCAAAAACAGAATTCATTTTACGACGGATCAAATTCAACATGAACTCATTTTGAACTACTCCAGCGGAGTTAGGCCCATAAAGATTCCACGCCTCTTTAATTTTCTCAAAGACTTCGAACTCTGAACCTGTCTTCTGTTTAAAAAAATAGTTAGCGCTACTTAAAACTGAACCGGGAGCAGTTACAGGAGCCCTACCTCTTACGAATTCTAATATCTCTCCAGCTGTGTTATGCTCAAAAGCTACAGCAAAATCTGATGTCCCTAAAGTGTTTTCGTTAGGAAACAACGCATGAAAAGCGTACCAACGAACGTCATTAAAAGCCGCTGAAGCTGTGTTATCTGAATACTCCAAAAACTTCACATTGTGCCTAACGAGTCCGGGAGAGAAAAAAGCTTCTATCCCATCTACCAAGTTCGACCAACTTAATGCAAATTGAGGGTTTCTTACATTTAGCCTTTTAACGGATTGAGATATGCTAGCCCCTTCATCATCTAAATTATTAAAGCTATCTATCGTCAAAGAGACCTTATCTAATTCTGTAACAGATTCTTCATAATCAATATCAACTTCTCCATCTAATCCTATAGAAACAGCGGTATTATCCAAATAAACGCCCCTAGATATGTAATTTTTAGGTAAAAGACTCCCTTGAGTGTCTACCAATCCTTCAATAGGTCCATCAGAGATAAGATCTAAAGTCTCAAGAAAGCTAAAAGAAGAGCCAAACTGAAAATCTCCTATTTTAGGAGGATTCAAAACCGCAGGTTTAACATCAGGCTGCTTACTGCCAGCGCCATGTAATTTGTTTTTTCTAGATAGGTGATTCATTTTATTACTTAGATCCATCTGAGATTTCTACATTAAAGCTTGATTGATTTGCTGTCATAGCGTCAACAGGGTTTAATGTCTGAGGTACAGATTTAATTGAAGATTGGATAACGCTAGAACCTACTTTTAAACGACCATAACCAATTGGCAGGGGAGATCCTTGAGTTGTAAGGTTAATTTGACTACCACTAAACGTCAGAGACCCCTGATCTGACCCTATTGTAGACTCACCACCATCAATAGTTCCGGGGTCCATAAGAGCGTATTGAATAAGGGCAGCGCCCATACTTAAAACTAACGCCACTAGTAATTCAGTTCCAGAACCAACGATAAAAGGAACAAAATCTATTTCCTTGGGGTTTTTTTGATTTAAAAAAGAATCTTTATTTAATCTTTTTCTATTCACAAGTAGTTCATAACTAAACCCCTGCTTTTGCAAATCTACGACAGTTTTTCTAAATCCATCTTTATTGGCGTCTATAGCTCTAACCACATCTCTTGGTTTATCAAGGTGCATCTTAAATACTTTGCCGTATTTTTGTGCTAAAATTCCGTGGAGCCTAATAGTTGTCATAATCTGCCTTAAACCTGTTATATGTAATTACATCTATTTCCAAGTTTTGTGGCTCATAAAGATGAAATTTTTTACTTTCTATGCTATATATGAGAAAAGGTATGCAACAATTGTCAGACATTTTCACATCAAACTCAGAAGGTTCCTCATCTCCGTTGATATGACTGTGATAAACTGATACCAATTCGTATCTGTCTTTGAAGATTAAATACTCCAAAGGGTCTATCATAAAGTGTTGGGAAGGGTTATCAGCTATGTTTTTTTGGTGCTGAATGACATATTGATTTTTTTCTTGATCAAACCCTAAAAAACCACAGATCTCTAAATACGCATTAGATTCTGAAGTGTCTACAATATCTTGAAAAGATTCTTTTAAATTCATATGCTTTGAGGTCCAGATCTATAGTCATAACCGTCCGTTCCGGGGAAACCCCCAAAAGGTAATACGTAGTCAGCATTTTGGTTAGGGACAAAATCTTCAAATGATGCTTCGGTATACTGAATGGTTCTTTTTTCAAAAAGGGATAGAGCTGAAGAAGCTCCATTAGCAGTGCCATCAGGTTGCGAGACGAGTGGAAAACCCGTAAGATCATTATTAGCTCCTATATGTTCATCTAACAAGACTAACTCATTGTTTTGGAGACCCGTCTCCATATCATACCAAGCGACAAGATTTCCATCCCCTGTCAAACCCGCCAAAGCTCCCGTGGCTTGATTGTATCTTATGGGTACATACTGGGAATAATCACTTGCTTTTTTTTGTAAATTATTGTCTGTTAAGTAATAATCGTCGTTAGAAACTGATCTATTGGTCGCTAAATTTACAACCTCATCATCATTAAGTTTCCTCCTCCAAATACACGTTTGCGCTATATCGCCAGCAAAAGATAATTTTTCATTGAAAGGCGGAGATACTAATCTGGCATCGCCAAACAAAGAAAACTGAAATGGCGACACAAAACTAACAGAATCAATAATCATCCTATCTGAAAAGATGACAGCTCCATACTCATTTCTATCAGGGTTAACTAAAATTTCTATTTTACGCACCCCATCTAAGATGGAGCCCCTAATGCATATGAAATGAAATTTATTTTCATCTGCGAATTTACTTTTAGCTTTATAAATTTCATTAGTGTTCGCAGTCGTCCTAGTAACAAAATCCAAGTCAAAGCCTTTTTCCGAATCTTCAGTGTTTTGAGATGAAAAATGAAGGTTGGCTGCTACAGGACTACCTAAAAGATTACCGTTGGTAGGGTGGAATTGAATTTGGTCGTTAGTAGGTCTATCAATTTTATTAGTGGCGAGGATTGAAGGGTTGGTAAATACGCCGTTATCATCAATATGCTGTCTAGATCCTCTAGCCCATAGAGTGACAGTCCATTGATAAGGATTTTGAGTGTTAAAAGGATAAAGCAAATTCCCTTCATCACTTAAAAAAACAGCAGCAGCACCCCTCTTTAAATGTATATAATTAAAAGACGCTGAAGAAGAGCCAAAAAAAACTTTTTTTAAACTATCGCTAGAAAAACGTTTCTGGCAAGCTTCTATTTTTTTAGTGCATCCATCTTTTTGCCAGTGAGATGGGTTATCCTCAGGGTGTTGCCCTCCAGAATGAGACTTCACACAAACATACCAGACTTTATGATATATAGGATCACTAAACTCGTTCCTATCTAGGATAACGCTTTTGTTTTCTAAATAAACCGCATCTCCCGCTGTATAAGACTTATTAGGTTCATAAAATTTGTTTTCAGAATCAAACTCATCATTAATATTTAAAGCTACAGGAACCCCATTAGAGCCTACAAAAGTTTCTCCATTATCTTTCTCCACAGGTTTACCTTGATATCTACAGCCTAAGCCTCTATACTGCCAATAACAATACTTAGCGTTGACAGTCCTGTGGTTAACATCAAAATTATCTAAATCTAAAGGTAAATTCAACTCAAACTCCACAAAAGCTTTGTTTTCTTGGACTTTTTGACCTATTAGATATTTCTCTTCAGATATTTCAGACTCTGAATTAGCTAAACCAAAAGGGTTTGAGCCATCAAAGTTTGAATCATCTAAGTGTTTTATAAAGACCTTTTTCCTATAAACTTTAGCGTTTTTAAAATCTTTATATTTATCAAGGAAATAAGTTACCAGCTTGTCTGTATTGGCTATTTTAATCTTGGGTCTTGGCAAAGTCCCATCAGCAAACACGCCAAACCCTTCAGATTCTACAGGAATAGGTATATACTGTATACCCTGCCAAACTACATTGCCGCCAAAAACAGAACCTCCATGAAAAGTGAAAAAAGCTGAAGGCGCATTGA